ATGAAACAACTAACAGAAAAACAAATAACAGATAATTGGAACGAACTTAGAACAATTGTCAACAATACATTTAGTGGAGATAGATTAGAAAAACTCAACAAGATGTATGATTACTTTGAGGACAGAATGGTTATGGCTCCAGCAAGTGGTAGAGCTACTTTCCATAATGCTATGGTTGGTGGTTATGTAGAACACATATTGCATGTGGTAAAAAATGCACAACTACTAAAAGACATTTGGGAAAAACAAGGTGCTATGATAAACTTTACAGATGAAGAACTAATCTTTGCAGCTCTACATCACGACTTAGGAAAGGTCGGAGATTTAGAACACGATTATTATGTTCCACAAGATAATGATTGGAGAGTTAAAACTTTGGGAGAGATTTTTACTCATAACAAAGAATTACAATATATGACCGTAACGGATAGAGCATGTTGGATACTACAACACTTTGGAATTTCTATGACACAATGGGAGTTTATTGGATTAAGATTGACTGACGGATTGTATGAGGAAGCAAATGAAAAATATCTAAAAGGATATAATCCAGACTTTGGATTAAGAAGTAATATTGCTTACATCTTACACCAAGCAGATATGATGGCTACTCACATTGAATCAGACCAATGGAGAGCGGGAGATGAAGTTGAGAGTGAGAAAGTTCAAAAGTCAGTAAGTAAAATCAAAGAAGCAGTTGACACAGAAGTAAAAGAAAAGTTTACCAAATCAACAGACGCTAAAGATATATTTAATGAATTGTTTGGAGAGAAAAAATGATAGGATATATAATATTAGGAATAATTTCCTTGACATTAAGTTATGTTGTGTTTAACTTAACAAGAAAAGTAGAACGACTTGAAACTTGGGTTGAGAATTATGCACAACGAATACAAGATACTAAACAAGTTTTAGATGAGTTAGATAACAAAGGAACATTTAAAGCTGATGATGAAATCGGTGTAGTGTTCACATCAATAAAAGAAGCAGTAGACGAGATAAACGAAATAACAGAACAGGAGTTATAATGCCAAGAAAAGCAAAAAAGGGTTCACCAAGATATTACTTCCACCAAGGAACAGAAGACGCAATCATTAGACACAATAAAGAAACTCGTCCACATATGAGAGAACGAATTTACAACGAACATATCAGAACACCATTTGAGAAGTTGGCAGAAAATATCATTCATACATTTAAGTTTTATTACTTTGATGTTCCGAGCACAGATGTAATGCACGAAGTGGTGAGTTTCTTATATATGAATATGCATAAGTTCGCAGAGGGTAAGGGTAAGGCATTTAGTTATTTCAGTATTGTTGCTAAGAACTATTTAATTCTACACAACAATAACAATTACAAAAAACTTAAACAGACTGAGGGTGAGGAAGTAACTGATTACAAAAGAGATGCTTTAGGAGAAACTTATAGAGCAGATATTTTAGAGGGTCAGAAAGAGTATATGGATTTGTTCATTGAATATTGGTCCAATAATCTAACTACGGTATTTAAAAGAAAACAAGATATAGATGTTGCTAATTCAGTATTGTATTTAATGGAACAAAGAAAGAACATTGAGAACTTTAATAAGAAAGCTCTATACATTTTGATTAGAGAAATGACTGGTTCCAACACACAACATATTACTCGTGTGATAAATGTTTTGAAAAAACATCACAAGAATTTACAAAAGAATTATCTCGCTACTGGTTCAATAGAAACCAAATGGACAGGTAGTTGGGATATATTGTAAAATAAATTACATTTTCAGAAATTAGTCTGATATGTATTAATGTACTTCATAAGAGGTATTTAAATTAATTGAAACATAATTTATGAGAAATTATCACTTTCAATAATGAGAAATAATAATAAACAGGCGCAAGCCAAGGAGTAAAAAATGGATAGACAAGTCCGAATAGATGTCCCAATCAAGGACCTATATAAACAATCAAAAGTAATCAATTTCAACCCAGCTTATCAAAGAGCATATATTGCCAAAGACAATGTTAAATGGCAACAAAACTTGATTACAAATATAATAGAAAATCAATCAATCATTCCACCAATTTATTCACGAGTTTCAAGTGAAATATTGGATATGGAAATAGACAATCCTAATAGAATTAATGAAGAAGATACATTAAAGATTTTAGGATACACAACTGAAATGATTGATGGTCAACAACGAACTTTAACGATTAGAGACTTTATGGAAGATAAGTTTCGATTAGGGGTGTGTAGACCAGTTTATACCCAAATTAAAAATAACAAAGTGGTTACAAGAAAATACAATCTTGATGGTTGCAGTTTTTCAGAAATCAAATCCCAATTCCCAGAAGTTGCAGATAAATTTGAAAATCATTCATTTTCAATGATTTGTAATTGTTCAGATGACGAGGATTTAATTCACAAAATGTTTCTGGATTTAAATGACTTAAACAATATGACTGCACAAGAAAAAAGAAATGCTATTAATTCTCATATTGCAGAATATGTTAGAGACACAGCAAGACTTGAACCACACAAACTATTCACAATGGAAGACAATTTAAAAGGTAGATATATTCGTATGACCTTTAAGAAAATGGTTCAAGATGAACTATTGGCAAAAATTGTTTCCGTGGTCAATGGTATTGCTTATGTAAATGGATTTAATAATAAATCATTAGACGAAATGTATAATTCAACAGCTTACAAAAATGAATTTAAAGATGATAAGAAAGTCAAAAAGGTTCTTGATATTATGTTCAAGGTAATCGAAAACGAAACTACACATTGGAAGTATCATACTTCAAGTATTCTTTTAAACTTAGCTATGATTATCAAGTATGTTGTTGATAACAAACATAAAGTAGATAACTGGGAAGAGTTTGGAGAGTGGTTTTTTGACAAACACGTTCAGTTATGTAAACAAACTCAAGATAATATAGACATTGGTATAACAGAAACAGCATACGGACAAAAGACAAGACTTGGTTCAAGTGCTACCGATGTAGAGTTCAGAAGAGATACACTCGTTGATGAGTTGTTAAAAGTAATTAAATAATGTCATTCATAAGACGAGTAGACAAACGAAGAGTTATCTCTGATAAAGAGTTTGAAGAACTTTGGTTTGAGTGTGGAAAGAAGTGTCAGCGTTGTGGAAAAGAAGTACCTTTACACAAAGCAATCAAGGCACACAAAATACCACACTCAGACGGAATTGAACGAGGTGGAGTAACGACAAAAGAAAATACTTTTGTTAGTTGTAAACCTTGTAATAAAGTCGAAGTAATATCAGTAGAAGATTTAATTTAACCAATGTCGAGTATTGTCAATGGTATAGACCATTATTGAATGGAAACATACTAAACTCAGGTCGAGTTAGGAGTAAGAATGAAGTTAATTTCATTAGACTACATCATGCATAACGAAATGATGTGGATGAAATTTGGACTTGATGTCCGAAACATCTAAAAACAAAAAGGGGAATATTTCTATTCCCCTTTTTTAATCCACCTTTATTTGTTGAGTAATCCGAGTATCACGATTAGTGATATAAATCCAGCAAATCCTGCATTACCAATTAGATTTACTAAACTAATCAAATTACCAACAATGTCAATTCCTAAGAATCCCCCTACAAATACTAATTGTACGAGAACACCTAAGCCGATTATGTGAAGTAGTAAGTCTTTAATTCCACCTACTGCGTCCATAATCATCTTGATTGTGTCTTTCATTTTAGTTTCCCCCTTTAAATGAACAAAAATCGGTCTTGAAACCGATTTCGTATAATAACTATATAGTAAAATCAAAAAAATAAACTGGTATATAAATATATATTCCTATTTTTTAACATTTAACTATTTATTGTTAGGTAAAAACTATGGCGAACGATTACGAAATATTCAAGGGTAAAACCTTATCAGATGTCTTTAAGGACATATACGATAATTCCAAAACCAATAAAACACAATTAGAAGTATTGATGAAAGAGGTTGTGGGATTTATCAAGGACGGAGATACAGCCGTTCAGATTATCCCTATGTTAAAAGAGTATTTAGAAATTAATGTCAAGAACGATGAACAACTTGTTAAGTTAGCAACAATCGTTCAAAGAATTACAGCAGCAGAAAAGAGAGTATCGGATAGTGGAGATGAGTTTGGTTTATCTGAAAATGAAAAGAAACAACTTATGGATGCAATAGAGTCTGATGTTCAAGAGTTACAAATCAAAAAAGACGAAATAGAAAATTCAATCAGTAAGGAAAATTAAATGGCCAAGATAGTGGATACACCACTTGACAATTTATATATACAGGGCGATGGTCTTGTTACAAAGAAAGAACTGCGTGATGTTTTAGCAAAGGCACACATTACAAATGTGGAACCAGAAACTAATGCAATATTAGAAGTTTTTGTAGTGGACGAAATTAATATAGATGACGTTCCAGAATTTGTTAGAGGTAGATTTGTATACTCACAAAACGATGATGAAGAATTAAGATTGTTTAGACCAATGAACTCTAATATTATTCAGTATCCATTGGTTGGCGAGGAGTGGTTAGGTTTTACATACAAAGATGTTCATTATTATTTATCACGACTAAGTGATAGTAATGTATCTATAAATTATAAAAAAGATGGTAGTAATCAAAGATTAGTTTCACCATTTACAAATAACAAAGATGTTAAAGATAATTTTGCTGATAGAGAATTAAAACCATATGGTAAAACCTTTGTTGATTTAGCACCATTATCCCCACCTTATGAAGAAGGAAAAACATTACTGCAGGGTAGATTTGGAAACTATATTCAATTGAGTAGTAATCAACCTTCAAGTCCTAATTCACCAAATGTTAGGATAGCAGCAGATAACAAAACATTTATATCACTAACAACTGATGAACCACAACCAACATATCCAGTTGGTATAGATTTTGAAACCTATGAGACTTATGGGGGAGAGCAAATATTTTTAAACTCAAATAGAATTACATTAAATGCTAAAAAAAATAAAGTAGGAATATATTCAAGAGATGATATTAACATCAGTTCTGATAGAGGTAATGTTCTAATAGAAGCTGCTGATAGGATTAGATTAAGACCAAGAAGAAGCACGATAGACCTTGATATTGAAAATGGTGGAACAATATTAACTACAACAAAACCAGGAATACCATTTCCACAATTAGAAATGATGGGATTTTTAAAAATGATGTTTGGTATATCGGACTTTTTTAAAGGTATGTTATTAGGTGTTCCTAAATTAGTAAATCCATTTACTATACCTTTAGGTGTTAAAGAAATTATGAAAGGTTTAAAAGGAGCAGAAGCATTTATACAAGCGATTATTGGTTTAGAATTTTTAAGTATGTCAAGATTGGAAACAAAAACAATTGAGGAGATTAAAGCAGTATTACCTATACCAGCAGGATTTGGTGGTATCATTGATGATGTGTCAAATATCACAGATGAGCAAATCAAAAAATTAGAAGAATTGGAAAAAGCATCTTCAGAACAATTACAAAAAGCATCTCAACTACAAAGTGCAATATCAACGGTTCCACCAAGTGCAGCAGCCGTAAGTGGATTATTAGCTGACGGAAGTTTTGATAGTTTTGATGGTGTAGGAGATTTAAAGGGTGTTCTTGGTGATAACCCAAGTGATGAAGCATTAGGAAGATATATTAGTAATGGTGGATTGAGTGGTTTCGAAAACCAAGTTTCAGGCATTAGTGGTAATATAGGTATGGCAGACCAGGCTAGGTCATATCAAAATATATTTAAAGCAAGGAGTTAAAAATGAACAAAAATAAATTAAGAAATATTATTGAATTAGTTGTTCGCAAAGAAGTCAAAAAACAACTGAGTGAGATATTTATTAATGAAGAAAAAGAAATCAAATTAGCAGAAACGATTTCACAACCTAAACCTAAAAAGGTTATCAGTAAACCTAACAAACAATATTCAAAAAACCCAGCGTTAAATGAAGTATTGAATCAAACCAAACCATTAGGAGCACCAATGGACGATGAATATCCAACATTGGGCGGTGGTGTATTGGGTAGTGATAATATGGCAGATGTATTGGGTTATGGGGATTTAGGTAGAGGTCAGAATAAAGAAAAAGCAAGAGAAATGGCAGCAGTTGATACAATCAAAAAGGCAGGTGTTTCAGTAGACCAAGTTCCTGAAGATGTTCAAAATGCACTAACTCGTGATTATTCTGGTTTGATGAAAGCGATGGATAAAAAGAAAAAAGGTGAAAGTGGGTTTAGACCATAATGGCAAGAAGTGTAAGAGAAATAGATAGAAATGACGACAAGTATGTTGGAATAAGATTTCCATTGGGATATAGTCCTGAAGGTTTTTTTTATAAAACAAAAACCATATTAGAACAATCAAAAGCAAATCTTAGAAACTTATTGTTGACAACACCGGGTGAAAGAGTATTTCAACCAGATTTTGGTAGTAATTTAAAAAGTCTTGTTTTTGAACAAAGAGTAAATTTAGATGAGGAAATTAATTCTACTATCAGACTATCTACTGAAAAGTTTTTACCTTATATTAATATAAACAATGTATTTACCGTACAAGAACAAAATCAAGTCAATATACAAGTAGAGTTTTCAGTTTCATTAAACCCACAAGACATCGAAATATTAAATTTTGACTTTAGAATTGGAGAGCAATAATGGCCGACTACGGAACAAACAAAAGAGCAATAAAAAAAGAAGTAAATTATCTTGGTAGAGATTTTGCCGATATAAGAGAAAATTTAATTGAGTTTGCAAAAACTTATTTCCCAAATCAATACAATGATTTCAATGAAGCATCACCAGGTATGATGTTTGTTGAAATGGCTGCTTATGTCGGTGATGTATTGAATTACTATGTTGATAACCAATTTAGAGAAACACTTTTACAATTTTCAGAAGAAAGAAAAAATGTTTTATCAATAGCACAATCATATGGATATAAACCAAGATTAGCAACACCTGCTATGGCAGAATTAACTTTTAGTATTGATGTTCCGGCAAAGTCAGACGGAGACGATGGATTTGTTCCTGATTTAGATTTTGCAGGAAAAATTCAATCAAACTCTACCGTATTATCAAACAACGGAACGGAGTTTACTATATTAGATGATGTTGATTTTAAAGTGTCAAGTTCATTAGATACTATGGAAATAAAAATGTTACAACCTACATCAGGAACAGACCCTACTAATTTTAGACTTACTAAAAAAGGTATTGCTCAATCTGGGATTAGAGAGATAGAAGAATTTGCTTTTACTAACGCAATTGAATTTGATAAATTAGTTTTGTCAAAGGAAAAAGTTACATCAATCGTAGATGTAAGAGATAGTCAAGACAACAAATACTATGAGGTCCCATTTTTAGCACAAGACACAGTATTTGAAGATGAAGAGAATTCAACTCTTAACGACCCTGAATTAGCAGAGTTTAAAAATGATACACCTTATTTATTAAAACTTATCAAGACTGCCAGAAGATTTACAACAAGAGTTCGTAGTGATAATAAAATGGAATTACTATTTGGTTCCGGGGTTAGTGATAACGCAGACGAGGAACTAATTCCAAATCCAGATAATGTTGGTTCCAGATTAGGTTTTGGTGTGTCAAGGTTAGATGATTCGATTGACCCAAGTAATTTTTTAAAAACAAGAACATTTGGATTAGCACCTGCAAATACAACACTCACCATAACTTACAATTATGGTGGAGCAGTAGAACATAATGTTCCTACAAATACTATTCAATCATTTAATAGATTAACTTATACGAATTCAACAACAGGTTTAAATCTTACCACATTAGCAGAAGTAGAAGATAGTCTTGTGGTAAATAATGAAGAACCTGCGTCAGGTGGTGCTTCAATAGAAACCATTACAGAAATAAAAGAAAATGCAGCAGCCTACTTCAATGCACAAAATAGAGCGGTAACAAAGGCAGACTACATAACAAGAGTTTATTCATTACCACATAAATATGGAAATGTAGCAAAAGCATATATCGTTCAAGATGAACAATTAGAAGCGGTTGGACAATTACAAGTTATTGACGGACAGGTCGTTGATACTAGGGGAACAGAAGAAGTTCTTAACCCACTCGCATTGAATATGTATTTATTAGGTTATGATTCAAATAAAAATTTAACTAGATTAAATAGAGCAGTAAAACAAAACATTAAAACATATCTTTCACAATACAGAATATTAACAGATGCTATCAATATCAAAGACGGGTATGTTATTAATATTTGTGTAAAATATGATATTATCACAAAACGAGGATACAATAAAAATGATGTTTTACTTAGAACAATACAAAAAGTAAAAGAGTTTTTCCAAATTGAGAAATGGCAAATAAATCAACCAATTGTATTGAGTGATTTAGCATACCAAATTTCTACTTGTGAAGGCGTGGTATCATTAGTTCCACCACAAATTAACAACTCAAACAATGATTTAATTCTAATTGAAAATAAACATTCAGCAAGTGATGGATATAGTGGTAATGTATATGATATAAATTCTGCAAGTAAAAATGGAATTATATATACTTCATTAGACCCAAGTATATTTGAACTTAAATTCCCTGATAATGATATCGAGGGTAGAGTAGTAGGAGATAGATAATGCATTATTTTGAATTCGGTAAAAGAGATACAACACTTTATTCAGGTGGAACAACCGCATCAAGAAATACAGGTTTAGATGAAATATTAGAAATTAATAAAGTTGTAAATAATAATGGTACGGTAGGAAATGTATCCAGAGTATTGATTGACTTTGATTTAACTTATATTTCACAATCAATACAGGACGGAAAAATACCTTCTACTGCAAAGTATTATTTAAATTTATATGACGCAACTTCTGAAGAAGTTGAAGCAGAACAACCACTTCATATTTATATGGTTAGTGGTAGTTGGAAACAAGGAACAGGAAAACTTGACCACGACCCAGTAACAGATGACGGAGCTACTTATCAATATAGAGACCACCAAGCAAAAACACCTTGGGTAACGGGTTCAGTATTGACTGACGGGGGTTCTTGGTTTACTGCAAGTTCAGGTCAATATGAAGTATCAACTTCTTATGATATAACATTTGATAGACGAGATGTTAGAGCAAATGTAACTGACTTAGTAAATAACTTTATATACTCATCTTCCGATTATCCTAACAATGGATTTATAATTAAAAGAGAAGATAGTGGTTCTCACGGAGACCACCCAAGTTCGTCAATGTTTGATTTCAACACAGGACAAGAGGGTGATAGTTCAAGATTGGGAAATCTAAAATATTTTTCTCGTGATACACACACAATCTATCCACCTAAGTTAGAAGTAGTTTGGGACGATAGTTCTTTTTCAACAGGAAGTTTATCACCATTAACAACAACAGATTTAGAAAGACTAAAAATATATTTCCAAAATTTAAGACAAGAATATAAAGAAAATTCAATTGTCAAATTTAGAATTGTTGGTAGAGAATTATATCCAACGACTGCATTTGACACTACACCAGCAGAACTAACAATTAAATATTTACCAAGCGCTTCAGTATTCTATGAAGTTAAAGACGCAGATACAGAAGAAGTAATTATACCTTATGGAACAGGTTCAAGAGTTAGTTGTGATTCAACAGGTAATTTTTTCAGAGTTCAAATGAACGGACTACAAGCAGAGAGAAATTACAGATTTGGATTTAAAGTTGTTAGTGGTAGTGGAACAACAGATGAACAAATAAATTTCTATGATGATAACTATGATTTTAGAGTGGTGAGATAATGCCTTATTTACCAAGTGAAGCAGCAAAAAAATCAGAACTATATAGTAATATTTTAAATGGTGCTGAATTAGAATATCAAAGAGCAGTTGAGTTTTTAAAACAACAACAACAAATTTCAGGTTCGGTTGATGCCAATGCACCATTAAGAGATGATGATGGATTTTTAGTATCGTTTGAATCTGAAGAAGCGGGTATCGCATTAGAGGAACAATTTGAGGAAGTTCGTTTAGAAAACTCTCAATACTTTTTTGAGGGGGAAATGGATACTGAGTTTACATACTACTTTCAACCAGAATCAGAGGACGATGAAGATGATAGCGATGATGCTGAGGGAACAACTGACGAAGAAGTAGAATTTCAAATGACAAAACGAGATAACTTAATTCAAGTTATGAATGAATACTTTTCAGAATCAAACACACCAGAAATATCAACTGACAAACTACACTCATTAATAAATAAATTTTTCAGAGCAGAGGGACCAAGAGGTGGTAAAAATGCAGAAGGTTGGGTAAAGTTTAGACAAGATAAAATAAAAGTAGAAAAGTTTAGAAAGAAAGGTAAAAAGAAAAGACCAGGTGGAGGTGGTAGACCAAGAGCTAATTTTAGAGATTTGAAAAGAGATTTAAACGGATACCACTATGATGATATAATCAACAAACAATTATATCATACACACGAGGGTCAAAGAATTTGGTTAAAATTAGGGTTTAAATATCAACGAGATGAAAAATAATGGCTATCGAATACGGATTTACACAACAAGAAAGAAACCAATACTTTAATCCTGAAAAGGTTTATAGTAGTTGGGGTAGAGATTTAGCAAGTGATTTTGCAGTTCTATATGTTTATGATATGGAAGGTAATTTTCTTATTAGTAAAATAATGGGATTAGATGAAATTCATTTTAATAATGGATTAGATTTTATCGACATAAACATTGGTCAACACTTACGAGATTTAGGATTTCGTGAGGGAGATTATCAAGTAACTTATAAATTTTTAAGAAGACTAGCCGGTAGAGAAAGACCACAATTTGTGGACGAGGCAGGAGAAATTTGGGATAGACAAGTTGATAGAGAAGTTGTTAATGGAGAAGTAAAATTTTTTAAATCTACCGGTGATGAAACAGATAACCCTACAAGAGAAGAAGTATTTATCAGAGATATGAAATATGAACTTGTGGAGACATCACCAGATAGAACTGAGTTTATGTTACAATTAGATGAAAAAATACAGGACGAAGAATATAAAATTGAATTTTCTGAAATGGGTGAAACAATACAATATCGTCCACTAAATAGTGGGGGTGCTGGAACAATAAAATTTGAATCACAAAATCCATATGTATTAGAGTTTAACATTAACCCACAAGATAGAGGGTTTACACAAAATATGGTGGGTGGACAAATCATCATTCCAAACCTTTACAAAATTGACGGAGATGAAGATACAGACAATAGTGATGTTGATGTTCCTGACAATGGTGAAGATGAACCACTACTACAAGGGCTACTTGATAATGGTTCAGCAACAGATTTCTTAGGTGAAGTATCTAAGAAAAAATTAATCGATATATTAAGAAATGACCCGGACCCAGTTGAAAGACAATTAGCAGATGATGCTTTACAAGAAAGAGCAAACGAACAGAGATAGTAAATGGCGAGAAGAGCATTCATAGGAATAAACAGAAGAACTGACGATATCAAACCACCACGAAAAATATTTGCAGGTGTAGCTGGTGGACCAACAACTTTATTTACAGGAGATTCGTCAGACCCTAATGACCCAGGTTTACCTACCGGTCCTGCACAAACCGTAAATGGACTACCAGTTGATATGGAACTTATCGACCCAATAGTTCCGGAACCAAAAGGAAATGAAGATGTTTCAAAAGAAGAAGAACTCGTAATATTAAAAGATGAAGAAAGAGCTAAACCGGAAGACTTTCCACCACCACCACCACCGCCATTAGAAGATATAAAACTTTTTGTTCCAGATTCAGTTGATATTGAAAAAGGTTTAAATGTTTCAAACGCTAATGTTAAACAACAAAAAGTTTTAGGTGTTTCATTAAAAGATAAAAAAAAGAAAAAGAAAAAGTTTGTTAAAAGGAAACCAGTAAGAAATGATGTTAGGAAAGCTAAATCTAAAAAAGGAAATGCAAGAAATAATATTAAAGTTGGATTTAAACCACGAGCAAAAGCATCAGGTCCAGAAGCAGTAATAAATGTAATCAATGAACAGATTGACATTACGAGAAAA